GAACATAGTTTGTAATTTTTCCTGTAAACGGATGTCTATAAGGTATTTTTACATTTTCACTTGCCCATTTAGTAATATTAGGATGACTATCACAGAATCTCATGAATGCCATTTCCCAACTGCTACGAGCAAATGGTTGTTTTTGTCCTACGAATTTTTCTGGATTTTGGACGGAGTAGTTGCCTTGTGAATATCTACTAGACATCTGTGGCTCCTACGGTCTAATTTTGTTTGCTATTTTAGATTTATTGTTTTTTGTAGAAATTTTAAGACCTATTTTATTTCCAGTAGGTCTTAATTCATTAATTGCTTTGTAAGTATTCTCTGCAAGTAGTATTGAATCCTCATTTATTTCAAAATATGATATAGGATGTACTCCTTGTGTTTCTGCTACTCTAATTAATGCTACTGCTAATGCTCTTGCATTAGATTTTGCAAACCCTATGCTTGTTAATCTGTTAAAAACTATGTCTAACTTGTCAGAAGATATACCTCTGTCATCAACATTTATCATGTTGACTAATATTTCTAAACTTGCTTCAGGTAAAGGAAAGTTAATTGTATTGTTTTCTAAAAACTTAACAAGTTTGTCTCTACGGATTTCGTAACTTATTTCATTACCAAAGGTTGTGTATAAACTTTCACTCATTAAATTGCTCTACCTATAAGGTCACGTTGTCCATCTTTGCCTTGTGGTTGTGAATCGTCTTGTTCTTTACTAGTATCTTTCTTTTCACTTTCTTCTTTAGCATTTTCTTTGCCACCAGTTTCACCTGCTGTACTATTATTCACAAAGTTACCGAGCCAATCATTTTGTTTGCCTCTATTAACACCTTGTGTAAACGTTTCACCTCTTGCATCTAATCTTAAAGGTCTGCTGTTTGCTCTGCTACCACCTGGTATTTCATCTGTGTTAGGATCACCATCTCTTAATCTACTCCAGTGTCCTCTATTGAAGTCTGAAAATCTTTGCAAATCTCCTTCACTGATAAATTCATTTATAACAGGTTGCATAGCAAAGTTTTCATAAGTTATATCTATTGTAATTAAATTTGCTTCACTTGAACTGTGGTCTATACCATCTATTTCAAAACCTGTAATCATTGGTCTGAACAAAGTGTACTTAATACATTTTTGTCCGTGATATTGTACTATGTCAATGCTGTCTATAAAGTTTCTAAGTGCTTGTGGTTGTAACCTTAGTCCCATAAAGTTACTGTCAAAGCCTTCATTAAAAGACGCAAATCCATTTCCATCTCCACTTGGTACTTCTCCAGGCACTATGTCGTGTGGAGTTGGTACAGGCAACATTGGATCGCCTGCCTGAGAACCAGGTTGAAATTTTCCTGATGGATTCATAAACAGATGTTGATAGGCTTGCATCAATACACTTACCCACATAGAATCAACTGTGTCATACGCAACCATTTGTATTGGTTTAAATTCTGTATGAGTTACAGTTATTCTCTTTCTGTTATATTGGTTCTTTACGTCCGTTTGAATTTCAGCACTTGGAATTCCAGACTGCCTAATTAAACTACTTAATGTAAGTTGGTCGTCTAAGCCATTTTCTATAACGGTCGGTAAGTCAACTTCCGGGTTGAAGTGGAAGTTGACATAACCGTTAAACTTTTGACGAACTGGTGTGTTCTTTGGCTTGAACCGTTCTGCGTTTTTAAAGTCTCGCATGTAATGGTTTTTAATTGGTTCACCATTAGTACCATGTGAGTCTTCTACCCTTTGGCCATTGAACATATCAAAGCCGCCGGCTCGCATCAGAAAGTATCTACCATAACCTCTTATTTTATTTTTGTCTAAAAAAGCCATTGTTTATACTCTCTTAAATCTGATAATCTTAAAAAGATTATGCAGATTCGTTGTCAGTTGTGCCAGGTACTATTGAACTATCAAATGGGTTACCTGCTTCAACATTAGAAACAATACCACTAGGTCCTTGACTGTGTATAGCATTGTCATATCTAATTGTTAGAGAAACAGTAACAGGTTCATTTGTAGCATAGTCTGAGTCACTGTAATCAACGTTAGTTAAGAAACATCCTTCTAAGTTCCAAACTTCCATTGCGTCTGCAGTACTACCATCTAACACCTCAATTTGCATGTTAAATTTGTAATCTTCACCAGCAATTGGAGAAGTTTGTTCAAAGTGGTTTAATTGTCTTTGATTCTGAGCACCAACAAGTCTTGCAACACTATTAGAAATATCATCACGTAATTGTACTGTGATTGGATCCCAAGCATGTTTACCTTGTACATACACTTTTGAATTGTAAGAATCAATTACAACCTCTTCATAATTAACTTTAGGACGAGTAACGTTCATAACATTTTGTGTGAACCTTCTAGTGGATTGGTCTCCACCAAAACCGTCAAGCATACTAACCCTAAATCTGAATTTCAGTTTAGGCATCAAAATACCTTGTTCACCAGCGACTACTGGAACACCAAATTTGTTCTTTGTTTTATCAACTGTTGGACTTGCCATTTCATTATCTCCTAATACCCATAAACCCCTTGATATTGTTTATGGGTTTATCGTTACAGTTATTTATCAATTATTGGCTAAAAATATTAACTACTGTTTTAATCAGACAATAAAAAAGGGGCCTAAAAAGACCCCTTTTTATGTTAAATTTAATTAACTTATGATGTTGAACCCAAAGTGTTTTGAATTCTAATCGGTATGTAAATAAACTCAACTGCTTTGACTGGCTGTATCGCTATGTCAATGTAAAGTTCATTTCTATCAATTCGAGCCGCTGTATTGTTTGTTGCGTCACAAACAGTTACAAAGTCGAATAGACCTCTTTGAATAACTAACTGACTTAAGAATCCATCAACAACGGATTTTGCATTTGCTCTTGTCAACTCATCGTTTGGTTCAAACAAGAAAGGCTTAACTGCATCGTCAAGTTGCTCTCTTATGTAAACTAACAATCTTGCAACATTAACTCTATCTAATGCACTTGAATTTGGATTCAATGTTTTTTGTCCAAATACTGCAAGTCCTCTTCCTGGGAATTGGGCAATAGGGTTAATTTTGTTTGAGTACAATGTGTCTCTCTGACCTTCGTTTAATGTAACTGCGTTAAATTCGCCGTCGGCCGGATTAACAAATCCTACTGATGTTGCGTTCTGTACAAGACCTCTTTGGAATCCTGCTGGTGCAAACCAAGGGAAAGCAACCTGGTCATTAAATGCAAATGTTCTTAAAGCAACATGACTTGGCGGAACAACTACGTTAGTTCCATCTAAGTTTGTTGTTAAAGCACTTGGATAGTAAACTGCGGCATATGGAGAACTTGAAATTAGTCCGTCTTCACCGTTTTCACTAGCATTGTTGGCGTTTGTTGCCCAGTTTTTAGTGCTTGTTGCGTCTGCTTTAAGTCTAAATGGTGTATCAGCAATAACAAAAGCAGTATTTCTTCTGTCTGTGCTTAATGCTACCATTTCATCTAGCATTTCAGGGAAACCAGGAGCGGCTATTAAGTTGAATGAATTAGTTTCTGCTCTAATGTCATCATTAGAAACAATAGCGGCTTGCATCTTAGTTTTTACTAAGTTGTGAACTGCTTTTCTTAATCCAAACATTTTACCGTCCGTTTTGTTACCACTTGCGTCTACCCAAACATTACCAATGTTTGTTGATGCAGGAGTATAGTTAATCTTATACTCTTTGACGTTACCTGCTGAAGCACGTTTGTTCCATCCAAGCATACCTGCTGGGTAGGCTGTTTGTGCAGGAGCATCAGCATCTAAACTTGAAGTTTTAGACTGTCTGAAGTCTGCATAAATGATACCTTCTGAAGTAACTTGGTCTGTACCATCAACTTTAACCCATGCAGTACCACTCCACTTGTAAAGACAAGGGAAGTTTTCAGTATCGTCTGAGTCTAACCAAACATCACCTGCCACTAGAGCAGTTCCGTCTGATTGTGTTGTTGGAGCAGAAGCAGATACGTTTAAGTCTTTAGACAATGTCTGCCATCCTGCTGATGCGTCATTTTCTAAGATGTCTACGTTTGCTTTTGCTACTGTGGCATTAAACCAGTAAGTTCCTTCTGCAAGAGTACCTGTTATGGAAGTTTTACTTGCTTCGTAACTTAAATCTGCAAAGTTAGAGAATGTAATGTTAGCAGTTGCGGCACCTGAACCAAAACCAATTGTACTTGGTCCGAAGTCTGAGTGTAAACTATTAACTTGAATATCTCTACCGTCGCTTGATGTTAATACGATGTTATCGCTAGAACCTAGGCTTGCTGAGACTTTAGTGATTGAAGCACCTGCTAGTGCTTGGTTAAAGTCAAATACAGCATCTTCCGCCGTTGAGTTAGTTGCGTTACCACTAATAGTGTTACTAAATGGAACTGTTACTGATGTGCCACCGTACACGATTTGTACGTTTGCGTTACCAGAAACATTAACACCAGCAGAAATATTACTACCTTCTGCTACTACTGTTGAATTTCCATTATGTCTTTTTAACACAACTGTTGCTTCTTCTGGATCTACATTATCAAACAATCCTACTAAGTTACCAACACTTACATTTGCAGTACCAATTGCGGAATAAGCCGCATCAGTATTTGCGTAGAATGGTGCGGCAACTGTTGAGAATGCCTTAGTTGCTGAACTGAAAAGTTTAACTTTAAAGTCTGCACCTTGGTTAGGTGTGCTTGTTTGAATGAAAATATCTCCAGCGGATAGTGAACTAACACCATCGCTCTTAAGTGCTGGTACTGTTGTATGGCTTGCCCATTGGAAGTCTCCGCTTGTAGCAGATGCCCAACTTGTGCTACCAATTAGGTACCAGTCGTCACTGAATTTTTCGTAATACTTAACATTTGCGGCTGTTCCACCTGCATTTGTATTTGCCACAACGGCATAATCGCCGTTAAGACCAAATGCTCTCTTAGGTCCGCCTGTGCCAGCATCTATATTGATTGCGTCTACAACGGATACGTCTTTCTTAACCCATGCTGATCCACTATACTCTCTTAGTCCGTAAACTGAAGATGTAAGGTCTAACCAGTAACTTCCATTAGCAATAGCACCTGTTGGTGCGGCTGAGGAAGCCTCTAATTGACCTAGGTCAATGTCTGCTCTTAGAACAAATGCTCTATTTGCCAGACCTAAGAATGAGTGGGCCGCTAGTAAGCCGTATTCATTGAGATCATAACCATGCAACTGATTACTACCTGATTTGTAAAATAAAGGATTACCAAACTGTTGTAGTAATTCACGTTGACTTGTAATTAGTTGTAATTTTCCTGCGTTAGCCTTAGAAGTAAAAGCCGCCGTGCCTGAACCGTCTGGACTACTCTTATCCTGAGCAGTTGCGACGATTAGTAACGGAACTGTACCAGCACCAGCCGAGGCGTAAAACGATTCGTCTGATACACTAATACTAACTCCAGGTGATACTAATGTTGCCATAATTAATCTCCTTTGAATTATTATACGAATATTTATCTAAAATACTAGAAAATAGGTATTATACAAACCGGGGGTACAGTGGTTTTTTAGGTTTTGGATAAATATAGAAATTTTTTAATATTTAAGGGGATTTGGTATTATTTGTCTCTGTCAACAATATTTACCACATTGTCGTCATTAAGTGCGTATTTTAATTTAGACTTTCTGTTTTTCATATCTGCATACACTGAATCTACTTCTGCTTGTAATTCTTCTAGTGTACCTGAGTTTTGAATTACAAAATCAAAATCATAACCTACCCATTTCCATTCACTAGCATGTACTTTTGCAAAACGTGTTTCCATAGTGTGCTTTGCAGGGACACTTCCCTTGTTTGCATGGACGGCAGTTTCATACCATTCAGGTAATTCATCTCTAATAACATGTATTACAATACCATTAAGTTTTTTAATTAAGTCTAGTTCATTTTTAAATCTACAATCACTAACAACAACCATTGTGTCTTGTTGTTCATTTTTTCTTATACGATATTCTAAACTGTCTAACCAAATGTCTTGATTGAAATGAGTACGCATTATTTCAGTTCCAAGTAACTGTAATGCAAGTCTAGGAGTAAATTGGTCAATGCCTAACTTTCTAGTCCAGTACATGTCTGGTGTTTCTCTAAAGTCTCTGCTTTCGATTGTGTCACCTTGTAACATATCTCTGGGCCAGCCAAAAACACTTGCACATAAATCTTTTAATGGTGATGCAAAACTGTCTTGTACTGCACCTTTTTCAACTAGCATTTTTGCTACTGTATCTTTGCCACTGCCTATAAATCCTGTTATGCCTACTATCATTGTTATCCTTATCTATATATAAACGGGTCTTCTTCTCTTATTTGATTTATTCTTTCTTTTAATAATCTTTCATCTCTTAAATGATTTTTATAAACTTCAGTCTTGTCTATTAAAAAGTAAATGAATCCACTTGTAAAACTTTTTTTGTTTAGTTTTTTACGAACATTGTCGCTTGTACTATCTGTACTTATACTCGAGGTTACCAGTTGTACATTTTTTTCTGCACATATATCTTTTACTTGTTCTAGTGTAACTGTTTGTTCAAACGGATTATAAAACTGGTCCTTGAACCAACTTTCCCTTTGTTTTTCATCTTTAATATATTGTGTCATGCCTGTAAATATATCATACCAAGTATGTGTTGGGAATTGGTCAAACCATTCAAACATTGTATCTCTACTTTCTTTGTGATACAATCCTATAAAAGAATATTTGTTTGCACAATCAATTGCTTTACTGATTGTTTGTTTCATTGTGAAATCTGGTATGTGATGTAATGCACCAATGCTAACAGTTAAATCTGCTGTTCTATCATTTGTCATTATATCTTGTTCAAAAAAATCTGCTGTAAAAACTTCATCAGAAGTTTGTTTTGCATAGTCTATATTTCCAGGTACAATGTCTAAACCTGTTACAGATAAACTAGGATAATTTTGTGCAATTCTGTTACTTAACCACCCGTTACCACAACCAAGTTCTAAAACATTAGAAATGTCTTTGGTATCTAAAAGTGTTTCTAAAATGGGTAAAGGTAACTCTTCTGAGTTTACTTTTTCTTGGGGAGTGTTAAATTGTATTTCCGAATAGTATTGTTTTACAAGATCCATAATGTAATGTACTATAAATTAATTTGTTTGTCAATCAAAATTAACCAATAATGAATCCTAAAGGTGCATTGCCTTCTTCCATATTGTGTAAACCTGCAATCAATTGTTCCATTTCAGTTAATGCTTCTGATTTGAGAGCATCACCGTTCAATGTTGTAGCACCGCCAGGCCCAGGAAGTCCTCCAGGGAATTTGCTTCTTGCTTCACCTAACATCATTTTACTTTGTGCTAGTGCGTATGCACTTAACCATTCAGCGGCATAAACATCTTTTATTAAAACACTTTCTGGAATAAAGTTATTAACACCTATTGCAATATCTTCTTCATGATTAACATTTCTTAAAATAGTTAGTTCTTTTGTATTTCTATTAAATGTAAAGTTGTATTCACTACCAAATATACGACCAATAGTTTCTTTGTATTGTGCAAATGCATCAAATACTGCAAGTCCACCAATTTGTCCTGCTTGTAGCATATACATATTATTGAATGCAACATCAAATGGATCAAAATTAGTACCGCCACCACTGTTGGTACCAATACCACGTCTATATAATCTTCTAACGTCTATAACTTCATCAGGTAAAGTATATTTTGTTACACCTGCTTGAGTTTGTATGAATATAACTGCTTCTTCAACACTTCCTGAACTCAACTGCCTATACTTTTGTATAGATTTATTGATTGCAATATCGTAATGGTCTCTGTCTAATTCAACATCTACCATGCCATCAGCAAGACGTAATTGAATCTCTTCAATTATTTCGTTTCTACTGCCATATCCTATCTGGTCTATCTTAGTTGCCATACTACTATTTATCACTTTTTGGGTTTTAACCAAAAAATATATGTATGGTTTGAAGGTTTAAAATACTTGTAAAAGTATGATTGAATCGTTAATTCTGCCTGTTAATTTAGTAGGCGTTGTTTTTACTTCGTCAAATGCTTTTGCAAATTTTGTTTTTGCTCTGCCAGTCCAGTTGTTTATTTGTTCTGCAGGCTTTCTTAAAGTTTTTTGCACACTAGTTTCTTCGTTAAAGTCTTGTATAGTAGTTCCTTTAACCATTAGACCTGCACCTTGTCTTTGTAATCCACGTGGGTCTTTGTCTTTTGCGTGGTAAACTCCTACTTTACGGGTCTTTGTATTGTACACCCATAGTTCATTGGCGTAGACGACGTCTGTGGGCGATATAGATGCTATTCCTAATGCTCCATCATTAAGTTGAAACTTTAACTTTTTGATAATTACATCTTTACTTCTTGCTCTCGGTTTACGTTGTTTTCTACTTGCTTTACCTGTAAGTATAATTGCATCACAGGCGGCATTTATTTTTTCAAAGAAAGCAACATAGTCTTTCTTCATTTTCTTATCCATAAAACTGTATGCTTCTTTTAATTGCTCACATGTTCCTGCTAAATTTTCTAATGCTTCTGCATGTATGCCTTCGTATTGTTCTTTTACTATTTTAGCATGTGCAGGTTTTATAAGTCCACCACCATAAACTTTCATATCTTTTTCTGGATCAAACTTTTTAAGGTCAAACTTTTCTTTCTCAATAAATTTATCTAGCATGTCGTCCCAATCACCACAAAGTTCTGTTACTTGTTCTAGCATTCTTTCTTGAATAGAAATTTTTGGTTTTGCATCTTTTTTCTTTTCTTGTTGTACTTCAACAACTTCTTTTCCAGTTTCTAAAAGAGCCTCTTTTCTACTGTCATAAAACTTTGCAAAACATTCTGGCATGTATCCTAACTTATCCCAACACCAAGCATACTTGGCACTACTGCTAAATCGCCAATCAGGATTTTTCAATATTATTTTTATTTCTTCTTTATCCCAACCACTTGCATCTTTTACCCACTTACGATATTTGGCTACTGCATCTTTTGTTGAGATTTCAGAATGCACAAAATAGTCAACTGACCTGAATGCTTTCTCTTGTTGCTCAGGATCAGTTATACCCCTGTACTGTTTCCAGTCAGGTTCTTTTGTTACATATACTGTTCTTTGTTTTCGTTTTGCCATCTTTTGTTTTTCACCAAAATATAGTGCTAGTTAGTATAACTTCAAAAAATTTTTATGTCAATTGGTAAATTTTGAACTAAAAGGAAGGTTTTTACAGTTTTTTGGCTGTTAAACCAATTGTTGCAGATGCTACACGATTTTCGCCATCAAATACTTTGCAGTCATAAAAAATATGATTTAATTTACGTCTGGTAAGTTTGGCTTCAAGTCTTAATCTTGTTCCAGGGAATACAGGAAATCTAAATTTACATTTGTCTACACTTGTTACAAAAGTGACATAGTCCTCATGTTTGAGTTCGCCTTGTTCCTTTCCTGCTAAATGAAGTGCATGGAGACCAGCACATTGATTCATACCTTCTATTATGTAAACACCGGGCCAAATTTTTACATGTGGGAAGTGTCCTTCTAATACTGGATGTGCATTATGTACCATATATGTTGCTTCAATTTCTTCATCGCTAATAATACGGTGTTCGTCAATTAATGCTATCGGATGTCTGTGTGGTAGTTCCATATATGCTATTTACTTTGCTATGGATTTATTTTGTTAAAAGTTTGGTTATGTACCAATTTATTTTTTGTATTTCTATATTGTTAATCTCATCAATAGTTTTTGGATTGTATTCATCAAAGTCTTCTCGTTTGATGCCATTCATTGTATAAGGCATGCCAAAAGATTTATTAAGCAAATTGTGTGTTAATTTTCCAAATTTTAAAAGTCTATTATTTAAGTTGCCTGAATATTTCATTGCATCTAGAAGTCCAACACCATTTCTGTTTTTGTATATAAACTCATTTGAAAAAATATCTTTAACTTGTTGAGGTATAGGTTGTCCATTCATGTAATGGTCTGTAGGCTCATACCCATAGTCTTTCCAATTCCTTTGAAACTCACTGTCTGTTCTTGCATCGTATCCTTCTGGTCTAATACCTAATGCTCTCATGTTAGTTCCTATCATTGGGTTTTGGTCTGATACTAAAAAGTTAGCCATTTCTTTTAAACTTTCTTTTGTGTCGCTTGGTAGTCCTGCAATAAAGCCACTAGCCATATCAACATCTTTCCAAACATCTGCTTTTAGTTCTCTCATATATTCGAACTGCAACATAGGATTCAAGCCTTTACCTATATCTTTTGCACTATCAGGATTTGTTGTTTCTACTCCAAACTGAACATGGACTATCCCAGCATCTGCAATCACTTGTGCTTGACTTGGTGTTTTGTTTCTATTTGCATACAATAAATCTAATCTAATATAACAAGCAAACTTTAATTTAAAAGGTAATGATTTAGACATCTCCATAAAGTCAACCATTTTTTGATGGTCATCATTAAATGTGTCATCAACAATCCAATAACATTCAACACCAAATTTTTCATAATTATGAATTAACTCTTGTTTAATTAAATCCATATCTCTTATTGCTTCACCTTTTTCTTTTCCGTTTAAAGCAAAAGAACAAAATTTACATTTAAAAATACAACCTCTACTAACTTCTATAGATAATACTTCGCCTGGATATACTAAGTCATCATCATGCCATTTCATTGTTGAATGTTTTACATCTTGTCTGCTTAATACATCTTCTTTGTATGGCATGCCTTCAAAATTTACAGGTAAATCTAAAGGATCTCCACCTTTTAGTTCGTTTAAAATTTCAGGTGCTGTTTCTTCTCCGTATCCTATATTAACAATGTCTACGTTTCTATATTTAGAACCTCTATTTGTAAATGCTCCACCCTTAATAAATTTAACATTAGAATTTTTTTGTTTTACATAATCAACAAACAAATCGTCTATCTCTTCACCGTGCGGTAGAAAGCCTTGATAAAAATCTTCTTTAAAAGCATTTTCATCTATGTAATGTTTATTTTTGATTTCAGCACCATAAAACGGATCTAGATTCCAACTAGACGGCTTAATGTTCATTCTATTTGGAATTTTAAGTAGGAAAGTGTTACTAATACCAACTGCTAAAGTATTGTCTCCTATATATTTGTCTACAATAAGTCTTAATGTTGCTATGTCCAATTGTGTAACAAAGTCAACTACTTGAACTGTAAATCCACTTTCTCTACATTCGTGGGCAAGTTTATAGGCACCTAATGCTCTATTGCCTACAAAAGAAAATTTATCAAACCAACCACGTTGCCATAAATGTTGATTCATTTTAACAGGATCATCTTTTATGTCTTTAAAATGTGAAGAAAGACTTGCCCTGTTATCTAATAGGTATGTGCCATAACCTGCGTGTTCATGCATACCCCAAAAAACGTTATCTGTAAATATAACGAATTCAACAGGAGTATGTTCCACTTCAATAAATCTGTGGGGGTTAATGATACCTTTCATAATGTAGTATTTATTAATTTGGTCCGCCCGGCAGGACTCGAACCTGCAACCTACGGTTTAGAAGACCGTTGTTCTATCCAGTTGAACTACGGGCGGTAAATTTTAATCTACAAATGCCCTTTCTAGAACAAAGTCTCCTGGTTCACCCAAGTTTCCTTCTTGGAAACCTAAGTTTTCAAAATAGTCCCTGCACTCATAATTCATGTCTGGACCTCCACACACCATAACTCTGTCAGTTTCTTTGTTAAAGCCACCGTTAGTAAAGTTATCAATGTGTTCCCAAAAACGACCTTTACGCACATAATCTTCCTGTGTGCAAGTGTCGTAATATGTTAAAGGAAATGTATTGCACATTTCTTGTATAACATCTGTGTAAGTGTGTTCTGCATGTGTTCTTGTGGTATGACAAAGTATAACACTTTTAAACTTTTCGTATGTTGCTGGGTCTCTTATAATACTCATAAAAGGTGCTATACCTGTTCCTGTTGACAGCAAATATAAATTATCTGCTTGAGTTACGTTATCAATCGTTAAAGTGCCTGTACACTTAGGGTTTACTAAAACTTCGTCTCCAACTTTTAAATGCTGTAAACGACTTGTAAGAGGTCCGTCTGGTACCTTTATGCTTAAGAACTCTAACTCATCTTCATAGTTTGCACTAGCAATACTGTATGCTCTTAATAAAGGTTTGTCATTTACCTTTAATCCAATCATAGCAAACTCTCCGTTTGCAAAACGAAAAGATTGATTTCTTGTGGTTTTAAAACTGAATGTTTTATCTGTCCAGTGATGAACCCATGTAACTGTTTCTATGTTCAATGTTTAGTCGCCTTAAATGATTCAATCATAGCATTTCGAACTTCTGGATCTTTAAGTTTTTCTATAAACTCTTTGTTTATTTCAAAAGTTATACCTTTTTCCATCTGCGATAACAAACTTAAATCATCAACGCCTAGCATAACACACACTTCTTCAAATGTCAATAAGTTTAAGCCTTTTTCTTTTGCTTCTAATAACAATTCGAAGATTGCATCTGTTATTAAATCTTCTAAATCTTTATACTTCTCAGTCATTTCTCACCACATGGTGGAGCGGACAGGGGTCGAACCTGCGACCTTCTGGATGCAAACCAGACGCTCTCCCAACTGAGCTACCGCCCCTAGTGTTCATATTTACCAGAAAAATCTGGCGGAGAGGGAGAGATTCGAACTCTCGGTACAGTTACCCGTACTCTTCCTTAGCAGGGAAGTGCTTTAAGCCACTCAGCCAC